GGGACTCTAACGAATAGCCATGTGATACTTGACGAACATTGTGAGGGTTTTCTCCCCCTCACTGAAACATAATCACACGGGCGACATAAAACTGCCGTCTTGGTTTTGTGTGACACGACCGGTAGCCGCCGGCCTGTCACCGCCTTCCGCGCAGTCGGTACGTGTTGACCGAGTGCGCCACACCCCCACCTCACAAAACGCATCTTGGTGGGGGGAGGACGAAAGGTAAGGTTTTGTACGACTAACTCTAAACACGCTGTTCTATACCACGGAGACCCCTCGACGTGGAAAGTTTTAAATGGCGTGCGCAGTTGCCGCAACTAATGCGGGGTCTTCAACTAACCCAACCCGTTGCGGCCGCCTGGGCGGCCACCACGAGCGGTGGGCTGTTGCCAATTGCCAACATTGCCGCGCCCCCGGGTGTTACGGGGCGCTTTGCGTGCTGACATGGCGCGCGCAGCTTTCTGCATACGCGCCGCAGCGATCTGCTCAGCCTTGGGCTTGAGCATCGCTTGCATACCTCCAAGTGCCAATGCTGCAGGGTGGGCCTTGCCGAGCATGGAGTCGGCGACCATTGCTGCAGTGCGGACTACAGGATAGACTCGGGGGATGGCCTTGCCGGCCTGTTCCGAGATCCACCTGAACCACTTACCGGCGTCATTGTACCCCTGCGGGCATCCCGGTGGCAGTGCATTTGCCACCAGGTTGTAGAGCACCAGCGCGCTTGGGTCGTATAACGCGCTGGGCTGTGCAAGGGCCAGGAACGTCGGCTTGTTTGCCGCTGGCAGGCGCTCAATGCCGACCCGCCACGTCACGAACAATGTCGTGTCATATGACAGGCCGGTGAAATAAGCGCCGGAGGTATTCATCCGAGTGAAATGTGCTGGTCCCGAACAATGCGTTGCGGGCAGGTCACCAGCACCCAGGGACGTGCTCTCTACACCGAGAGAGAAATCAGAGGCAAACGAACCGCCGCTCAACTTCCCGTCGACTAACACGTAGCCGTTCGCGTTGGCGGAAACCGGATTATTCTGCTGAATTATCCACGGTCGCTTGGTCAAACCCTGAAACGGGTTGTCCGTCTGAAACTTAGCGGTGTTGTAGCACCCGTCCTGGGCGGCCCACGAATGAGACCCCGGCATGATTTTAGCCTCCGCAAGAGTATTTGGAGGACACCGGAAGTAGGTCGTGGGCTGGGCCTTGGGGAACGCTGTCACAAACGTTCCCGACGCTGCCTGATACGAAGGTTGGGAAGCACCCGTCTCGAAGCTGTTGCCGTACTCATACACAGTGACCGCACCCTGTTTTGCTATCTGTGCGGTCGTGTTGACAACCTCGAACCCGGAATAGACAATGCGATACACACCTAGGTCTGTGTCGTCGTAGTCCATGTAGTTATCGAGGTTGATGTGCTGAGTCTCGTACCCGCTCACGCCGCTGAGAGGCATGTGTGTCGGCGTGAACGAGTTTTCCTCCGACGGGACCGAGTTGACTACCAATCCGTCCATGCGATGGCAGTAAAAGGTGTTGGCAGGATCATACGTGTCCTGGAGCGTGACGCGTCCAGCGCATGTATCCGCGCTTCCACCAGCTGCTGCGGGCTGAGACAGAGCGGGAATGACAACCCCGTCGTTAGGGGTCGTCCCTCCAGAGCCTGGGGCGTAGTCAATCGGCGATAGCACGATGTGACAGTCCCAGTTGGCATCTTGGTCCAGGCCGGGAGGCCTCGAGATGGTTTTGGCCTGGCGAACCTTGACGATGACCGTCGGTTCGGTCGATACGTCAGGATAGCCTCGTAGGTTATCCAATTGAAGGTCGTGGAATGGGTCCAGTGCAGATTTAACCCAATCACACGCCTCTGGAGTGATGAGGCGCTGCTTGCAAAGCGACCCAAGCGGGTCCTTGCCGCGTACAACGTCGCGGAGGGCAATCGCCTCAGCACTGACCATGTCGCCAGGTAGTCTGTGAAGAAATGTGTAACAATCCGAAGATTTCGAGACCGGCAAGTCCCTTGTACTTTCTTGCTGTCGAGAATCTGATACCACCGTACCATCACCCGTTTTCTCGCGTGGAGTTGCGCGAGTTGTACCAGCATACATGGGCAACCTAGGCGAAAGGGGAATGTGTCAACCCCTCTGCGAAACTCACCTCACCCCTCAGTCGAGCTTGGGCAGAGCCCGGTTCCACTTCGCAGCGTGGAACTCCGGCGCGCATCCAGTGCGTTGCGCCGTCGTGCTCGAGCACGGGTTGGAAAGGTGGCGAGTCGTCGCCGTTGCCGGAGCGATCGCTCCGGCGCCTGCTTTTGGATCTCCTCCTGGAAGAGTCGCGGTCGTCGATCATGGCCAAAGTGGCCGCTAGGGCGGTATCGCGAGCCGAGGGACTTTCAGCCGTGCCAGGTGTGTCCATGAGGCGGGGACCATGACCTAACTCGGTCATGCGGTCCGCCACACGCCTGCGGCCTCTGTTGCCAGTCTCCCTTGGCTTGTACTCGAGGAGTGCATCACGGGGGTAGTCAGAATGGTCGAACTTGTAGTTCTTCCCCTTGGCAAAGTCTGCGTGGAGTTGTTCGTCTTTCCACTTCCACGCAAGCATCTGCTCCTGTAGTTCCTCCCATGTGCTGCAGCCTGCGAGCCTGGCGTCGTGTTCGGCAACCTCAGCCGAGGTCATGCCATAGTCCGAGCCGACTTCCGCAAGCATGGTGTCCAAATGTGCTTGCACATCGTTGTCAGGAAACGCGCCGCCCTGGACTTGCCAGTAGCGTTCGCGGTCGGTCACCTCGAGTCTGTCGAGTTCCTCCTGGGTCAGCGGTTTCGTGACATCCCAGCCAAAGGTGTTTGCCACACCAAGGCAGTACCCACCCACAAGTGGGCAGTGTCTGTCGTTCGAAAGGTAGCCACGAAGTTTGTAACTGTAGCGTACCGGGTCGCGGTTGATTGCGACGCTGAGCTTCCGGAGAGCCTTCTCCACTTTGCAGTGGGAGGCCTTCGACTGGATGAGGTCCGGGTAGATCCGGGAGAGGTACTCAGTTCGTTCAGACAGCAGAGTGATTGAGACCTCAAGCTTGCGCTTGAATCCATCTGCAGTGTCCACGAGCTTCATCGCACGCTCCCACCACTTGTCCGTGACATACGGGGTGCCGCAAGCAAGTCCGTCGTCCCCAAAGTTCTGTCCTGTCCACTCGTATACCAAGTCAGTGAGCCTACGCCCATGCTTGGTCACGAAAGCGGGGTCGATCGCGTCAAGACCCCACTCGGACTGAATGCGTCCCACAACCCGCCAAAAGGCGCCTGAGTCGAGAGCGGGAAATGTCGTTTCCCAGTCATACTGGGACACGTCAATCTCCTCGTTATACTCCATATCGACGAGGACCATCGAATAGATGGTGGTCTGGAATTCGCGGAACATGAAAACAATGGTGTTGAGAACAGTAGTGATGCCGGTGCCACTACAGTTCTTCCACTCGGACGACAAAAGCTTGCCCATGTACTTGATCATCATGTTGAAGCAACCATCGTAGCCTTTGAGGGCCCTTTCCATGTCCTCCGGTGTGACGAAGAACTCGATGAATGCTCGCATGATGGTGTTCGAATACTCGCTGTGGCTGTCGTCGGCTGCTGTGTAATCAACGCCGCGAACGCCACCAGAGGAAAATACACGTTGGAAGCGGTGCGTTTTGTTATATACTGCACTCACTCCATCGGTCGTGGCTCCCGGGTCCTTGCCCGGGCCATACGCGTCCATCAACTTGAGAACCTTCTCGCACGTCTTGGCGACCACGCCAGACCACAACCCTGCGTCGAAGCTAGGGCTCTGGATGACACGTGCGGATTCAGGATCCTTGTGACTGACCTCGTTTTTCACCTCCCCCTGTCCCGTCTCGGTGCCCTCTGGGGGCCCGAGTCCGTTCGTAGTCTCGCGTGCTACCTGGGCCGGTTTTGACCTGGATTCTCGCACTTCCTGCTCGCTGACGAGCGGGACGGAGTTTGGCTTGATGCCGGTCTCCTTCGAGATCTTCCGCAGCCATGCCTTGAGCAGGCTGGCTGAGATCTTCTTGAACGATCGTGTGGGAACTGTAGTATTCTTCTTGCCTTTAAGCTTGTCCACGATATACGCATCCATGGCCCCCTTGTCCTTGATTGGAACGGTGGGAGCTTCTTTAACGGAAGCGTTCGTGATGTCGGGGGCAGCTGGGCAAGCCCTTGCGTTGTTGTCCGTGTCCGGCTCTGGCTCGTCCTCCCTCTTAGCACTCACAGCATAGTACTGTGTGTTGGGAAGGTGGCCGAACCACTTCGCAGTCCGCAAAATTTCGTAAAGTGCGGTTCCGGAGGAAATTTCCAGTGACCCGGACGGCTGGTAATGCTCACAATATGTGGCCAGTCGGGTATAGACTTCCTGGATGTTGAGGGCCCGCCCACCATTGGCATTCGCATACACGAAGTGCTTGTAGTGTTCAGTCCCCATCACCGTAATGCCGGTTGGCGAAGTTTCGTCACGGTACTTGACGCACACTTCCGGTTGAGTCCTCGTCCCGCCACACATCACAAGAATGTCGCGGGTGAATTCTTTCGCCGGATCTGCGGGGACCAGAACCACGTTTTGTGACGGACCTGGCTCTGAGATACCAGTAGTCCGCAGACCCTCGTTACGCAACAGTTCATCGTCACCAGCAGACCATTTGAGCAGCGTGTCAACCACAGCGTATGGCAAATTCACTGTGTATTGGCAGCTCAAGAAAACGACCTGCTTGAACATGTTGGGTTGGGGGTACTTCACAACGAGGTAAACGCTAAAAGCGCTCCGGTCCTCGGTTTCAATGTACACAGTGTCGCCATCTGTGAAATCCCACGACAACTGATTGTGGTAGGATGTGATATTCGCACCATCTCCGACGATCTGGCTAAAATACTTGTCGGAGGTGGCATAGTACGACGTCTCACGTGCCTCACCCGCGAGGTGCGGGAACCAAGGGCACCAGATGGCCATGTCTCTGCCTGATGACTTACGCAGATGCGTCATGTACGACAGGCAGTCGATGTGTGTATCAAAGTCTAGTACAACTGGAGTGTCGGAGTTGCGGGGAGCTCCCATGTGACCCAGGTCCTTCAATGTCTTGAACTCTCTGACCCCGTAAGCCTTAGCATCACGGGTCGACGATGAAATTGTCGAATCACATTGCGCCACACCGAGCCGGGTACCAACGGCTCGGATGCGGTCCAGGGTGCAGTAGCGACCTGCAGCCTGGTAGGGGTGGCTACTGTTGTTCTTGTCGCCACCGGCGGCTGGCATGCGGGCTTCGATATCCCGCTCCGTCGGTAGCTTGAACGCACGTGCTTCATCTTGAAACCGTGTTGTCCCGCAGACTTTCACTCCGTCCACATTCTTTAGGGTCAGAATGTTCGACCCTGTCTTCCCGTTCATCCAGCAACAGTGCATCCTGACGATATCACTGACCCAAGACGTGCGGGTTTCGGCAATCACTTTCAACTGCGAGCGGAGAGGGCTTCGGTCCCTATGGAAGGGTGCGAAGAACAATTGCTTGGCCTGGCACAGGTCCGGGCCGTACATTGTGTGGTCCTCACCGCGAGGATGGAATACCTCGAACATGGACTTTTGCTCCTCCTCACCGCAGAGGCACGAGAGGAGGGAGCGCAGGAAGGGATCAGGTGGATCCTCATCAGGTGCCAAAGTTTGGAAACGGTCATAGCTCTCGACGTATCGATCAGCATACAACTGCACCGCTTTCACAGCACACTGGAACGGGGTGTCAGTGATTGGACACGACGGTCTGTCGACGGTCCAGTAGGCCTCGCAGCGGTCGGCGGCGACCGCGCGTTGGCGCTCCCTGGTTTCGCGTTCGAGTCGCGTCTCCTTCTTCCCCGTTTTGCGGCCCGAATCAGGGCCTATGAGCGCAGCCGCGCCACTGACGGTACCAGGCTGGTGCACATCCTCGTCATCGGTCGAGCAGCCCAGGGCTTGCATGACCAGGTTTCCCAAAGTGTCGAGGACGGTGAACAGGCCAATGATTGGCTCTTCGAAGAGCGCGGGCCGTGTGGTACTAGCTCCCATCCCGTTTGAAAGGACTCCCCCACAACGCCAACAATCCTGCTGACAACCCGACTCGCTGGGTGCTCCAGCGACGGAGCATCCACAGTGACGGCAGCGGTATGATGTGGTGTTGAGACAGGGGACAAGGGGCCTAGACGAGTCCGCACGGCCGCAGGCGATGCCACCAGATATGCCATCCGGTGTCACCACTGCGCGGTCACGCTCGTTCACAGTTGCAGTCCAGCTTTCAACGTCATGGACAAGCGCTTGAACGTCGTATTGCGCACACTCCAGGGGTGTGCGAACCGATCCGACAAAGCGCCCGTCCAATTGTGGGTAAAGCTCTTCCACCTCTTCAGCCGTAGGGAGACAGTTTTCTAGCTCACGCATGGTGGCATCTGCATCCTCGACTTGAGGGGTGGGTAGTGAGGCGTCGTTGGTCTGCTCCCGGGTAGCAGCCTCCGCCGACACTGAGGTCACGGGTGTCCCCATTGGCGTGCGGCCGGAAGGGGTGTCCATGCTTTCGTGCGGTGCAAGAGTCGACACACGAAAGGTAAC